ATCTATATTATTTAAATTCATAAAAATTTTTATAAAATTTTTTGCACCATCTTAGGTGTTCAACAAGTTTTTTACCACCATTAACTCTCTAAATCAAGCAATACAACCTGAAGTAGTGGGACCCCTTTTTATTTAAAGGTGTATCGACTTATATAAACAAAAGTTAATTGGGTTTGGGTGTGGTACCTCTATTGATATGTAAATATATTCTGAGCCACCGGCCGTTAGGCCGGTGGCAAGAAAGGTTGGTCTAGTCTAGCAAGACCATGTATGCTTCAGCATTATGCTGTCTGAAGTAGTTTATATCTTTACGTACTTTGTCCCAAAGCTTTGACGTGCCGTCGACACCTGCTGCTTTGTCCTCTAGTGTAGCCGCTAACTCATTGATAAATATTCTATCATGAATGATAGACTCTTCTTTGGTTAACATAATAGATTGACCTGTAAATCTATTCTTACGCTCTTCTGTTTTCTCTGTTGAGTTTGCTCTGTTACTTCTTGTTATCATATTATACCTTTCTTGTTAATAGGATTATCCTAGTCTATTTCGGTCCTATTGTCAACCCTTTGTATTGAACTACTTGTATAAGGATTGCCATAATAATCATCGCTTGTATTACTTACCTTGGCATATCCTTGGCTCTCGCGTCTGTGTCTGATAAACTCAATCGGTCGACCTTGTTCAATGTTTTCCATATTAACTGCTAACCATTGTAACTTACATGATTGACTACAAAAGTATTTATCTGAGTCTGCATATCTCCAACCACTATTACTATCTAAATTAGCATATGCATATCGCCCTCTAATCACGCCTCTAGATTTTAAAAACCTATCCTGAGTAGGATTTGTATGACAACTTGGTCCTTGGCAAAAATGTTTGTTAGGCATTAATACCTCACTTTCCAACTGCCTTTGGCACATCTATATTCTTGCTTATCCATATCAAAGTATGTAATTAATTTTGCACCCATTTTGCTAGTCCAGTATTTACATTTCTCGTCCCATTTACCATTTCTAGTAATGTGCTTTTTATCTTTGTTTGAGTAGTATGTTATTTTAAATTGTGTGTTGTTTTCCATTTTATACCTTTCTATTTGTATGGGCTATCCTACCATAAATAGGATAGCCCTGTCAACCTTTAATTTAGACTTTCTTCATATTTTTTTCTTGCCAATATTTTTGCCTCTCTTGATTGATGTTTGTTTTTCATACCTTTAATCATACTTGCAAGGTTGCTAGGATTGTAGATAGTTAAACCTGTTGAGTTAGTTCTGATTAGTTCTGCCTCATCAACCTGTATTCCAAGTTCTGTTGCAAGTTCTATTCCCTCACTCAAATACCTGTATGCTTTCAATCCTATTTTTAATTGGTCGCATTGTTTTTGAATTGTATCAATCCAAGTTTGGTGTTTAGATACTAGATTGCCTTTTGCAATTCTCCATTCCTCAAAAACTCCATACTCATCTTTAGTACAGGCTATTGCTCTTGATCTGCAATAAGATGTTCCAATAACATCAAGATAATATTGGTCGTTAAAAGTTTTTGCCATACCAATTTCATCACTACCATTATAACTAGTATAACCCAATGCTTTAGTACACTCGTCAACATGTTTTGTTTTGTGTGGGTTATCTTGGTTTTCATTTTGTTGAGCATATATATCTGGATTACACTCTTTTGCTTTTAACTCCTCACGATAATATGCAAACGCAAATTTCTTTCCGTCTTCACTTGAGTATTCACTACCATTTAGATTGCCAAACAAACCAAAATCAAAGTGTGATTTAGTTTCTGTTATATCTCCGTCTTCATCTTTGTCTTCGTTGTGTGCAAAGTAAAAACATTTATCTTTTGCTACAACATCACAAGGACTTCCATATTTCTTTTTGAAAGTTCTTAAAACAGAAACATCTTCTGGTGGATAAGACCTTTCAACTACATCTTTTGCAAGATCGTGTGCAACAATATAATATTTATCAACATCTTCTCTTGCTTGAAGATATGCCTCTCTTTCTTGTGTGTCCTCATTCTCAAAGACATTTTTTATCTTATTAAAGAGTTTATTTCTTAACTCGGTATTCATTCTTATTTTTGACATTTATTTATCCTCGCTTTCTATTTGATCTTTTACTTTCTTAATTTCAGAAAGTATGTGTATTTGCATTTCTTGTAAAGCAAATAATTTACCATACAGATTTGCAGTTCTTGATACATTGTTAATTGAATTAGCCATATCAAACGCCTCATCTATTATTGTTTTTTTGTTTGTTTGCATTTTTACCTTTCTATTATTTATATTGGGATAATCCTACACTAGAAATATGGCAAGATTATGGCACAAATGCACACAACCTGAAGTTGCATTGTTTTTACTATATATACCACCATCCCCAGCCACCGTCCAAGTGTAAGGGATAATCCTACTAATGTCAAGAAGTTTATTTGCATTTAATTAAAATAAATTTGTTGTTTATTATTTGTCCTATGTTATATTGGAGATATTCCCTTTTGTTATTTACGGAATTAAAAACTCAAAATAACGGGATAATATCCCTGTCGTGATTAGCAAACATTTATGTATTGCCTGTAGCGATTGGGACTGATCCCTGGTCACACAACCTTTGCTAGCAAAAAGGGTCTTTATGGAGTGTGACCTGGGATCAGTCAACGCGCCGCCGCCGCTAGAACACAGAGACTCTGGCGTTGGCTGGTCAAAGCTTCAAGCAGCAAGCTTCAAGCTTCAAGCAGCAAGCTTCAAGCAACGCTTGACAATGGATCATGGAGATGATAGGATGAGTTTAGAAAGGAATAATTATGAAAACATATGAAGCTGGTGAGCAGCTGAACAGAATAGCTAACGCCCTGGAGGAGATCCTTCAGCTGGTGAAAGAAGACCAGGAGAAGATGAGGAAGATAAGTGAAGAGAGGAAAGATGATGAGTAAAATGACTACTCAAGAATTATCAACTTTGATGCTTGATAAAATTACTTTTATTACAACGGATCCAGACGGCAAGGAGACAACCTGGACAACGTCACCTGACGTTGACCACTCCTCACTGTGTGAGGGCTGGGACGTTGAAGACTTTGAAAGAGATAATGAAGCGAATTAAAGATCCTTTTGGTTTTAACAAAGCCATCAACTGGGACAAGCTGGAAGATCCTGAAGTATTGAAGGAATTAGAGAATATCTTCATTAAGGACGCGCCGCTGGAAGAGAGGAAACAATTTGTCAAAAAAATAAAAAAAGAAAATGAAGAGAATTAAACACAACGACTTAACACATTATTTCTTGCGGCCGCATGATCAGCTGCCGCAAGCGTACCTGGCCAGCTGTGAGAAGTTTTTTAAAAGCATCAAGCAACAAGCGGCAAGCAACAAGCGGCAAGCTTCAAGCAACAAGCGCTTGACAGGTCCGGGCTCGTATGATATCAATAGGATTATAAAGGAGAAATAAATCATGGACAATACAATTGAATTATTAAGAAAACAACACTCGACGCTGGTTGAGGTTATCCAATGGATGGACAGCAACGGTCACAGCGACACAGAAATTCGAAGCAAGGTCGACACAATTTTAAACTTTGAAAAGGATATCAAAGAAGGCTCAGAGATGGAATTAACAAAAATAAGTTTAGTATGATGGAATATAAATTCAATGCAGATCAAATAGAATTAATAAAAGATCTTTTAATCAATCAAGAGAATATTTGGTTATCAGATTCAAAAGATTATGAGGCAGATTTAAGATTATTAAATGAGTGTCAGAAAATAATAACAGAAAGGCAAAAATGAAAGTAAAAGACGCAAAAGAAATTACTGGCAGCTTAACACGTACAAGCAAAATGCCCGGCCTGAGTTACAGCCTGCCAGCGTGGGAATGCAAAACAGGCAGCAAGCTCAGGAAGGTTAAGGGCTCAGTCTGTTCAATGTGTTATGCATTAAAAGGAAATTACACAAGATACAAAGCTATTAAAGCAGCTCAATATGTAAGATTAAAATCATTACAAGACGCTCGCTGGATTGAAGCAATGACAGCTCAGGTAAAGCGCTCTGAATATTTTCGATGGCATGATGCCGGCGACGTACAAGATCTAGATCATTTAAACAAAATTTATGAAGTATGCAGGCAGACGCCGGATACTAATCACTGGATGCCAACCCGTGAAGCATGGGTCAAGGACCATCTGGCCAGCAAGCCTGACAATCTTGTTATTAGGTTTTCTCCTCCAATGATTGGCCAGCGCAACGATACGTGGCCCAACTCTTCCATGGTTGTGGAGAAGGACGCCAGCTGTCCAGCCCCTGCTCAGGGCGGCAAGTGTGGCAGCTGCAGAGCTTGCTGGGATCCAAAAGTTAAGGTAGTATCATATGGTAAACATTAAATTATTTTTTGATTATCCAAAACGTAAAGACGGCTTTACGGGCCGTGAGAACAGGCGCTACTGGATAATTAATACTAAAACAAATATAAAAATAAGAATAACAGAAAAGATTTACGATGGAATTCAAGCATCCCAAATATTATAAAGAATTACGCAAGCGTAATAAATCGGATCAGGCCATTAGCTTAAGAGCTCACGACGGTGAGCGCGAGCGTGCGCCGGATCCGGGCCTCAAGCTTCCTGGTCCAAGACCAATCTCAAATGCAAACAAAGGTTTGATCCACAGGCGTCAAGCTTCAAGCGCCAAGCAACAAGCGACAAGCAAACCAGAACCAGTTCAGGTTCAATCCTCAAGCAACAAGCGACAAGCCTGAAACCCGCAGGCACAAGCCTCAAGCGCCAAGCCACAAGCCACAAGCTCCCTAATTCGTGAACCACGGAACAAGAAAACTGAAGAAGTTTTCTTGGGTAAAGGACCAAGGGCCTTTACCATGATAAAAGTATTCTTAGGATGCTTAGAATGGAAGGCAATTTGATGGGGTGAAAATCTAACTTTTTTACTCTTCGTTACCTTTAGCTCTATAGTACAAAAGTGCCCAGAAGTATTATAGACCAATAGATCAGGAGTACCAAGTAAGCTAGAGTTTTCAATCCGAATGAAGGAAAATTCTTTAAGATTTCTTTTAATTTGTTGGTAAAATTTTGCCTCTGGACCCATGTCGTTATTGAGGTAATGGCGCCACGCATTAAGCGCCCGGCGTACGCAATTTATCCGGTATAATTATATTAGATGCCTGTTCTGTTTTCATTACAAGACGATGAGATTGGTGATTACCAACTGCTCCAAATATAGTTTGACTGTTTTCGTGTACTTCCATTTTTTTAATTTCATGTAATTGTCCTCTTATTTCTACATAGATAACTGCATCACTAACAGCATTGCCTTGTCTTGTGCCTGCCTTATTACTAGCGGTAAAAGTAGAAAGGAATTCTTGTAGGTCTCTTACTCTCATTTGTTTTTATCCGCAAGTTCTTTTTTTAATTTTGTTATCTCAAAGTTAAGCTCAGATATAATTCTGACTTGCTCAACTAGTTTAGCACTCAGCTGATCGACAATCTTTTGAGAACCTTTAAAAAGATTCTCTGTCTTAATCCATTCAGATTCTTTTTGTTTGTATTTCCAAATTTCAGCTTTGTGTTCATCAATTAAAAAAGCTAAATCTAAAGTTCCTCTATCTTCTTTAGGCTCATTAGTAATCTTTGATTCATTCTCATGACTCATATCTTCTCCATGTTCTTTCAAGTTTGTATATGTACGTTTATCTTTCATACCTTGACTTCATAGGATAATTACCTTAAAAAGTCAATATGGGAGTTCCAAAAAGATTAACAGAAATGCAAAAGAGATTTGCCGAGCTATTGGTATTTGGTGGACCTGACGGACCAGTATCTAAATCAGAGGCAGCTGAAATGGCAGGGTATTCACCTAAGCGTTCACGTGTTGAAGGTAGTGAACTTACTAACCCAAGACTCTCTCCTCTCGTAGTACAATACATTGGTAAACTACACGACGAACGATTACAGAAACATGAAGTTAGCTATTCAAAACATATAGCTGAACTAGATAGAATTAAACAAGCAGCTTTGAAGAAAGGTAGTTTTTCATCTGCTGTAAATGCTGAAGTAAGCCGAGGAAAAGCAGCAGGATTATATATAGACCGAAAAATAATAAAAACAGGAAAATTAGAGGACCTGACAGAAGAACAATTAACAGCAAAGATGAAACAAATTTTAGACGACTACGCGCCTCTGTTAAATCTGAATACTGTTGAAGGTGAGTCACAAGATATTAATGAATCCGAGTTATCTTCTTCACACAAGAAGTTGGAAACACCGATCGCTCCGAAAAGTGAATAGAACCATCTGACTCTACATCATAGCCAGCAAAAATCTTAACAGTCTCATCATCTTTACTAAAAAGCCAACCTTCACTTACAGGTGTAGCTAGTTTCATATCTTTAAATTCTTTATCTGTACCCCAACCGCCTTCAGTGATGATATCAATCCAATCGATACGCACACGTTTAAATGGAAATGTAAGTTGTTGCCTAACTGTCTTAGGTTTAGTGTAGCTATTAATTCTTCTGGATTTTTTCTTGGATTTCATACTTTCCTTTTACATCTGCGAACCTTATAACACAATTTAAAAAATAATCGCGCTGAACAAAATAATTCTGAGAGAGTTCGCAAAACACCTGAAATTGACCTATAAGTGTTGGTATACTTGACGAATAAGCGCCGAACGCTGCGTTCGCAAGCCTTCGCATTGGCGTATTTTGCGTTCGCAAATGTTACCTTAGGCTTCGCACTTTTGACCCATTTTGGACAAAAAGTGCGGTCATATTGACCAATTGTGGCAAGATTGTGGCCATTGCCACATTTCGGCCATAAAACTGCGAACGCTGCCGAACGCTGCCGAACCCTAAAAAGGGCGTTTGCGAACCCTAGAGTTCGCACTTCCATGGCTTCATTACAATGGAGCCATTCTTCTTTTTGTATAATTTCCATGACCTCTTGCCATCAAAATAGTATCCTTCTAATGTCATTTCTTCTCCTTTTCGTAGTCTTCATATTCCTTTATTAATTTCTCTGATGGATGCCACACGTCTACCGCACAATGACACTCAGGACACGATAAGTTACTAATTATATCATAGTCCTCATTATCCTCCGTATCGTGATCTCCTCCCCATATCAACTCTGTATCACAGTGCCAACAGTTCATTTCTTTCCCTTTGTCATTTCTTTAAGTAATGCAGGTAGATCACCTTGTTTGATTATGTTTTCTTTCTCATCATGCATAAGCTCATTATACATGTTAATTCTTTTTAGTGCCTTATGTTTCCACTGTCTTAATGCAGCGCCTTCTGTTTTGAACTCCTGATAATATAAGTCAGGCGTGCATACCATGATAACTCCCTGTTGGATTTTACTTCCATAGACGTAGTCATGGGCCATTGCATACATCGCGATTTGCAAATAATAATCTTCGATCCATTCCTCTTTCT